ATGGTTTTGCTCCTTGAGCATGGTGGGGTAAAGCTCTGGGCAGAGCGCGTGAATCATTGCAAGCATCCGATTACCAAAGTTTCGATTGCCCTCAGCAAATGCCATTTGCATTGCATTGGGGTTGAAACTCAGGCGGAATACGCCGCTTTGATCCAGAAGCCGCCACAACACGCGACGGCCCCGCTTGCTGCTCATGAGCCACCTAACGTCGGCCTCCTCGTTCTCCTTGGACAAGCGATCACGCACATCCTTGTCGGACTTGGCGCGCTCTTGACCTCGTATATCGAGGGGGTCGTAGTTACTCACATGAACAACCTACTCGCGCAAAAAACCTACATGGGCACCTATCCGGTGAGCATGTGCAGGATAATGATAATGCAGCCAATAATGGTCAGGATTGCCAAACAGGCTGCCCCTCCCATAATGTAGTTGTTAATGGGCGAAGGCGAGCAATAGACCTTGGGGCACTTGTGCTCTAGGCCCTGCTTGTAGATAGTCCCACAAGAGGTGCAAACGATATAGGCTTCCATTATCGACGCCTCAGGTATGCGGATCTGCCAGTAGTTCCGCCAAAGCCCTCATTGATGATGCGCACAAATCCGGCAACAAACTGCCGATTTTCAATGATGCTGATCGCCGGGTCATTGACTATCTTGCAGAGGATTCGGGATACCGCCTCTCCAATGTATTCCGTATCGCCAAGCGCACGACGGAACGCAAAGGTCGTAGCTAGGTTGTCGGCGATATACTCAAAGTCGCCAAGAGTCTTGCGTAGGGCCAGGCTAGTGGTGTCATCCGCATCGCCCTTGCTAGTTCCAACCAGCAAATCCTCGTTGATGATACGCACAAGTGCGCGTACCGAGACGAGGGCCTCGTCGATCTTCTCTAGGTCGGATACAGACCGAATCTGGCCCAGAATCCGTTGAACGGCATCGGTGATGCTTTCCGTATCGGATACCGAGCGGATAGCCCCGATAACCTTCAATACGGCATCAGCAATGCTTTCGGTGTCGGAGACCGTCCGAACCACCGACATGAGGCGCGAAACCGCTTCCGATACTGATTCAGTTTCGGATACCGAGCGAACAATCGACAGTACGCGCGATACCGCTTCCGATACCGCTTCAGTTTCGGTTCTGACGCCGATGATAGGCGTTGGCGGCAAGCCACCGCCACCGCCCTTCAATAGCGTCAGAAGCATGAGACTAGATTAGCATCATGCGATACATAGGAAATGTTGGCCCGATACCAGTAAACTGGTCATACAAATATCCGGTATGGTATAAGAAATCAATGTTGGTAGCACCATCTTTGTATGTTGCAACAAACATTGAATTATACATCGGTGAAACAGCAGCGCCTTGAGATGGCGTCCTGCCGATGCCATACGAATCTTTAGTTACTACATTAAAAGCCACAATCTTGTTGAAATATGACAGAGACGATTGTGGCTGAAAACTACCGTAAATAATATCGTTATGCAGGCACCAGATATTTGAGTTAACACCAACCGTCTCATTCATTGCGCAAGTAACGGTTGATACTGTCCCCGACGTAATATCGTATGTGCTTATAGATGCGTTATTTCCACCGCTAAAGAAATACAGATACCTTCCATTTTGAATGGAACTTTCGTTGGTCCAAGCCGAGTCCGTTACCGTGCATGGCCACAAGAACTGTGACCCGGCAGTGTTAATCATGCCAGATGGAGTAGATGTGCTCCACGTATTAGAAGATATGGAATATTTATAAAGTGTGGTGCTACTAGTAGTATTGTAGTAGATAAAATCGTCGTTTCCTTCGATGGAATATACCGACGTGTTATCTGGCGTAGTTGTCCAAGTAGGCACGGTCAGCGTTGTTGCGGTGTTGCTGCTAATCGTGCGAATCTGGCCAGCACCAGTTCCGCTCACAATGCGAACTTGGTAGTTCGTCCACTGGTTTGTTGTCCAGGTTTTGGCCGAGTTGACTAGGGTTGTGGCCGTCGCGCTTGTCGCCGTTCCGGTTGCAAATGCCAAATAATCTGAGTCGCGCCAAGAAGGTGTGGCGCAAATGTATGCGTATGTATTATTTGACGCTGGCAGATTTGTGGTGCCGAGAGTTAGATAAGTGTTTGTTGCCCAATCATACGCTCTAAAAATAGGCGTAGAATAGTTCGGAACAATATACCATCGTGGAGTCAGCAGCCGGTATGTGGTAGAGGCACTAAATGCACTGGCTTGCGTTGCTACCGTGATGACCGAGTTTGCACCAATAGTATTGCTGACAATAGTCAGTGTTGAGCCCGCATTTGGGCCTGACAAGATGTGAATTGGCCAACCACGCAAATCACGAACAAGTGTTTGATTGGTGGTAATTGTACTGGTAGTGCCTGCCGTCGCCGTCAAGAAAGACACGCCAACAGTTGACCCGGTAGACCATGTGTGGCCAACAATTCCACAGCCAGCACCTGCACTATTAGAAATAGTTCTAGTAGAAGTAAATGACCACCCATCTTCTTTAGTTTCGTATATTTGATCTTGAGTACTGGATGGTGCAAAATGAAACACCATATGACGAACATGGCGTAAACTTGCATAACCAGAATATGCAGAACCACCTGGGCTGGGAATCTGAAGAGTGGAAACTGGTTCCCATCGCTTCAAATCCAACAGTTTTCTATTTCCGTTCGTTGTAGCCATTACGTCACCACAATATTATTTCTGATTGGTGCAACTAAAGTTCCTATGTTGGAATCTACCAAATCTGCCGCATTTCTACTACCGATATTTGTGACGGCAGAAACAGTGTTGCAAGTTGTAACTGTTGATACAGTCGAAACTGTAGATACGGTCGTTAACGTGCCTTCAAGAATCCTTGCGTAAATAGCTCCTCTTTGGTCTGGCATTAGTGTCGCCATGTTTTTTGCCAAAGACCCAACAGCCATGCGCAACGACTCAATCGCTTCGATCAACTCCCCATAGGCAGCAATCGGTAGCGGATCGGTAGACGATACATCCGTCGCCGTCCCATCGACGCCAACAACCGGCTTGACGCGCTGGTAGAGGACGCCGCCGATTTCGTCGGCTGCAACCGTCGCACCAGAGCCCGGCGTGTAGCCAACGTTATCTGCCATATTACGTTCCCGTCATCGTGTGGTTGACAAACACCTTGAGGGTATCCGTCGTGGCCTTGGTAAACGTGCTGCTAAACAGTGCTCGCATCAAAATCGGCGAGGTTCCACTCGCGCCAGTTTTGGCAATTGCAACGTCGGCAACATTGGTATAAGTAGTGCCGGTGCTAAATGAGCAGGCATAGGTAACAACTTTAGTGCCTCGCCCAGAATTGTCGGTATCCGAATCATTGCTCTTTGGATATCCAGAAATCATGGCGGTTCCATTAGTATTCTGAATACCGCTCAAGGCAGCAAACGTTTGATTTTTAGCCGGGGGAGTAGTGGCTTGCGACAAAAACATCAAGCCATCAAAAGCCCCTAATGTCCAAAAATTGGTAGGCGTCGTGCCACTAGCGCGTTGTGCGTAGTAAACATCGCCATCATCGGTCACAATGTTTTTGGTCTCGTGAACCTCAACCTCGCCATTTGCCTTTTCAAGAACGGCAATAATCTTAGTATCTACAACACGCATAAGTGGCTCCTCTGGTTCTCCCTTGCGAAGAACGAATACAACGTTGTCCTTGATGTGATTGGTCGAGTTCACGATGCAGTCAGCTTCGACAGGAATGCCTTGGCCGAGTCAGCACGCTTCTCAAGCGCCAAAACATCGTTGTTGATCTGAGTGACCTCTTCCTTGGCTTCCTGCAACTTCTTCAAGGCTTCTTCCTTGGTTTCAGTCGCGTCATCCAGGGTCTGTTGCGCTTGCTCAAGGATGGAAGCGGCCATCTCCTTGGCTTGAGCCACGATCAACTCGCGTTCAGCCTGGGCCTGCATCAGCAACGATTCCGCCTGCGCGCTAGCCGTTGCCTTGATGGTTTCGATACCATCGCGCTCCGCTACAAACCGAGCTTCAGTGTCCTTGATGGTCTGCTCATACTTGGCGACCTTGGCCTGAAGTTCAGCCTCATATTGTTCCAACGAGCCTAGCTTCTTGAGCGCGTCCGCCAGTTCTTGGAGGACAGCAAACGTATTGGCAAGTTTCTGCACGTCGGCAGCCGCTTTGAAGGACGAGTTCATCAGACATTCCCCTTTGCAAAAAGAACAACAGTAAGACTAGCGCCAGCGCCCGACACAACAGGGCGAATGTAGCGAGTGATTTCGGTGATCATCTCGATCTTTGCCGTCGAGAACACTAGGTCGTTACCTTGAAGATCCGTCAATGTTGCCCAGTTAACCCCGTCGTTGGACCCTTGGATCGTGACGCTTCCGCCACTGAAGGTGCCAAAAACCTGCACCGAGCGATCCGCCAAGGCAGACGATTGCAACGGTTCACCAACATCAGCATTTGCCATGTTGGCCCAAGTGTGGACTCCAGTCTTGTCATAGCCTGGATACGTGAAAACAACGGAAATAGTCGCCATGGTTATGCCAGTCGGGTTAGCTTGTAGAGAGTCGTCGAGAGAAGCGTGCAGATGGAGTCGATGTCATTCTGAATGTGTGTCTCGCCTCCCATCGTGCCACGCTTCGTCTCGACATATTCGTAAGCGGCTTGAAGTTCGGCGATAGGGCTACCGGCAATGGTGAAGCTGCCACCACCAAACTTGAGTTTTTGCCCCGTGCAGCCCATCCACGATTCGGCTAGGCCGTCGGTCAGGTCAGCAAGCTCGTTGTACATGCCCAATGCGGTGTGCGCCGCATAGCTACCCGGCCCATCGACCATCAGGTGGTGCATGTGGATCGCCGTGCTCGCGTGCAGCAAGCGCGTGATAAACTCCGATGCGCCACCGGCATCACCGGCTGGGGCATCATAAAGAAGGGTAGACCTAGGCATGGTTATACTTCAGTTGGACTAGGGGAAGTGTATCCCGAGAACATATTGGTGATGTCGGTCAACGCGCTAGGCTGAGTAGTTTGCGCTGCCGACAGGCTCTTCACGGCGTTCGCCTGTTGAGCCATCATTTGCGTCTGTTCCTTGGCAGCCAAAGCCTTGTTGCGCGCATCACGAATCAAGGCAACCTGATCGGTCGCTACAATCATCTTGGGATCGACGCCCAGCATGTCGCTATAGGCATCAGCCCATTCATCCGCATTGAACTTGTCCAGCACATCCGGCTTCATCTGAGCGACAGCGCCAAGATTGCCGATGAAGCGATCCGTGCTAGCACTACCGATTGCATTCTGTGCTTGCGCCAGCATCGACACGAATTCAACGCTTAGGTCCATACCCGACAACTCAGGCGGGGGCGGAGGCAGGATGCCCGCCTTGAGCATGCGCGTGAACGTGATGTCGATAAGCGGGTCCAGCAACTCGTTGTGAAGTCGCTCAAGGACCGGCCCAAGCATCAATAGCTTCTCTTCGTGGCGTTCGGCGACCTCTGTTGCCGTCATGCGCGTATCGGTCGCATTGGCCAGCATCATGAACAGGTCGGCGTAGAACGTGCTCCGAATGCGCCCACGAATGTCTTCAAGGTCCGCATGCAGATGCGAAAGGTTGAGGTTCACCTCGAATGCAGTGCGAATACCGCCTTGTGGGGACGCCGAATCGACGAAGGTCACACCGCCAGGGAGCGTCTCTACGTCACGATTCTTGAGCGTCGTCGGCACTTGCAGAGGCGGCTTGGTCTGGTAGTCAATCGCCTGGGCTTTGCGCAACTGTTCGTGCTGAAGCTGCTTGATGTCGCCCAAGGACTCCATGCCCGGCGAGTTCCCATAGATGTCACCACCAGCAAGTGCCCATCGGGGGGCAAGCACGGGGAAGTGCTCAAACCCACTCTCGCGCAAGAACTTGGTGTGATCGCCGCCCACCTCAAAGTAGCAGGAACGCCAAGGCATATTCTTGTCGTCCTTCTTGGTGATGTCGCGATCTTCGCGAGGCTCAATCGCATGAATGATGCGAATCCACTGGTCCAGTGATCCACGATCATACATGCTTTGCACCGTCTTGGAGCAATTCTTGTATCCGAACTCCTTGACGGTCTCGCCAACGGTCTTTTCAAACTCCCGGTAGAGCGTGCAGACCTTGCCCTGGAAGTCCTGTGCAATGCAGAACTCACCAACGGTCACCGGGTAGTGGTGAATGACATTATCAAAGTCGGGCAAGACAATGCTGGTTGCAGTGCCAAATGCGCCCAACTCCTCATAGACCTGATGTAAAGCGCGATAGGTATTCGACTTCTGGAATACCATGCGCATGCGCTTGCTGACGTCGTTCAGCCACAACTTGACCGGCTGGTAGTTGTTGAGGTCCGGGTCTGCCGTTGCAAGGCGGAACCATGGTCTAGCCGGGCTAGTAGCACCAGCCATCATGCCAGCGCCCAGAACGCGCAAAGCACGGGTAGCCGTGTTGTCGTAGATGTTGTTGTGACGACGCCAACCCTTGTCGCGATCTTGGACAAAGTATCGACCATTGCGAGGAAGCAAATAGGTCGTGATCTCCTGCCAGTGAGCCCACCACGTTGCACGCTCAGTCTTGAGGTGCCCCCAACGAGTGTATAACTTCTCGCGAGGAAGCGACTTAGAGTTACTGTTATTGTCGCCCGTGTAGTCGCTCATATTACTGGCCGAGCAGCGTGTTGCGCCCGAGTTGCAGGCTCAAAGGATCTACGCCACCCGACAACATCGTCGAGGCAGCGCCGCCAGTAGATGGCTGCATGGATTGCGCCATGATCGTGGCAATATCCGGCGTCTTGCGATTTGCCTTGGCCATAGCCTCTTGCGATTCACGACGTTGCGCTTGCTGTTGCGACACAGCTTCCTTTTGCGCCTGCTCTTGTGCTTGAAGGCTACGCTTTTGCGACGAAGCCGACTTTTGGCCCTGATAGACGCTGGCACCTAGGCTTGCAGCGCCAAGCGCAATGGCTGCTCCGGTAAAACCCATAATCAGATCGGCTTGCTATAGATAATGTCTTGGATGCCATAGCCAAGACGGGGCATAAGTTGCTGCAACGTAGTGTTTGGCTTGGCGTGCCAAAGCATCATCTTCGCGCCCTTTGCAACGGCTTCTCGTTCCGTCTCGTAGATCAGGTCTAGACCCATACGAGTCCCACGAAGGTGAGGCACCAAGAACAGCAAATCGTTCTGGGCTACCGTCAAGTTCGAGTAGTGGAAGTGCGTCGTATAGAACGAAACCGAATAGCCCACCAGCACATCGTTCTCGTAGGCCCCAAGCACGATTAGGTTGCCGGAAGCCTCAAGAGCCTCGTACCGGGCTTGATCCGGACTCAGCACCATTAGCTCCTTGTTCAGTGCGATCTCGCTCCAGTGTTGCTGGAACAAGACCGCACCATTCGTCAGCAAATCTGCCACCGTCGTTGGACGGATTTCAAGATTGCGCACAATCGCCATAGCAGCACGCTAGGCATTAACTTTCCTACATGGGCACCTACAGATAATCGTAGGGGTTATATTCCTTCATCACCGTGCGCTTTCGGTGCTCCTGGTAGATAGGAATCCTCTTGGGGGTATCCATCAACGCGAGGATGTAGGCGCTTGCATAGTCCGGTGACCTACCGATCCGTTCGGCGATCTCTTCCCTGCTAGCTACCGATAGCGTCTGCCCAACCATTCGCCACGTCGGCGCGCACAGATCCGCCATCAACCGACCGTCCGGTGGCAACGCAATACCATTGTTCGCCGTCGGGTCTAGCGCCTCGCGCATGCGCCACCACAACTCGCTACGTTGGTTCTTGAACTTGAGCCTGCCCGACTTGTCCAGCCCAAGCGCCGATTCGCTCACGTTCACGCCAATCACCTGTTGGTGCATGGCCGAAAGGAAGTCGTACGGACTAGATCCTACCCCGATGATGTCAATGTGGATCGGAGCGTAGTCGCGCATTGCCGAGACCACCAAACCGGCTACCGTCGGTCCATCCGGCGTAGTGCTCCCCGGATACACCAATGGCACATCGAACCACATCCCATGGCGTCGGGCGATTACCGTCTGATCCTTGCCACCACGAGCAACGTCAACGCCTACGCTATCCATTGGCGGCAACACATCTTGGCGCTTCCACCGCTCTTGCGCCGCTTGAACCCATGCTGTCGGGATCACCTGCATAGGGTCATCCTCGATGCCAGCATTGAAGTCGCCATGCAGCATCTGGCTACGCAAGGGCTCCGGCAAACTTTGCAA